CGATTGGCGCTCGCATCTATATGAGATTTCTTGTATCAGCAAAGCCAGACCTTGGTCTTATGAATATTAGCAATATATGAACCGGCCTAAGCTCATGGGTTGTTGCACGTGCTGCGACAAACTTGTTTTCAACGTGACTCGCCGAGACCCCGATACCCGGGAGCCGATACAGCTCGGTGCACCTCTTGACGATGCCGTCAGAACTACATTCTTGCTGGCAAGCGGCTCCATGATGGACTTGACATTCTGCCGCAAATGCAACTCAGCACTCTCTCCAGAAAAGTTTTATGAGCTGTGGAAGCGTGTTTTGATTTCATGGATCACGCAATCTGGCTCAGATCACGAATGGGTGAAAACACAGACAGAAAATGGCATTGTTGGAATGCTGCACTCTGTTGATTGGAAGGATTTGTAATGCGCCGCGAAAGAAAAAGATCAAGCACTCTGAAGCTGGATCGACAAGAAATAGCCCAGCGAGTCATTGACTTCTTCGAGACGGATGGGCTTAACAGAACGGCTGACATCGAGGCTCGCCTACAGAGATACGCCAAGTTTCGCGGCTGGAGCGAGGGAAAAGATTGGCCGTGGGAAGACGCCAGTGACGCCTTCATTCCAGACATGATGACCCATAGTCTGAAGGTGCAAGACACGCTTCACAACGCCGTTATGTCGTCACGCCCAAGCGTTATCGCAAAGGCACTCAAGAAAACAGACTCCGACAAAGAAGGTTCAGTGAATGACCTCCTTGATTTTCAATTCTTTGTGGAAAACAAAGGAGAGGTAATCATCGGAGAGATGGCCGATGCCTTTGTGAATGACGGTGATGTCACTGTCTACATTCCGTGGGTGAATGAAGAGCGCGAAGTTCATCAGATTCACACCATTCCACCTCTTCCGAACGACATGGATGCCGAGTCATACTTCGGCAAATTCATGGAAGGCGCCTATAAGGGCCTTCTTTTCATGAAAAATGACGCCGACGGATGGTCTTGGAAGGTTCAAGACAACAAAGAGGCCACCGAGTGGTTCAAGGTTGACTTCTACACTACCGAAGACGGTATCGAGGTAGACGAACAGCGAGAAATCGAGGTTTTCAACGCCCCAAGACCGATCGTCAAGGACTACGAAGACGTTTTGTACCCAACAAGGTGCGCAAATCTTCAGATTCCATCGCCATCGAACCCCGGTGGAGCAACTCACGTCGTTTTGGTCGATTACCCGACGATTGATGAGATAAACCGTCTTCGAGACAGTGGTTATTACGACTTTCCGGCTGCTGATGATGAAAAGGAGCGCATTGAGCGCTCCGAAAACGACAGCACAACGGGACAGGATGAGAAGATTCAAAAAGACGCCCTTCAGGGCATGCCTGTCACATCTCCAAGCAAGCCAGAAAAAGACACCCCTGAACACAAAACCCTCACAAGACTCATCTGCTTCGATATCTACGACATCGATGGAGATGGGAAGACCGAGGATGTTATTTTTTGGGTCATCAAGGAAACAAAAACACTTCTTCGTGTCCGTGAATTAACTCAGGTCTACCCAGCGAATCCACCCCGCAGACCTTTTGCAGAGTCTTCGTTCCTGCCGGTTCGTGGCCGCAAAAACGGCATCGGCCTTCTGGAGCAAATGGAGGGGCTGCACGACATGATTAAGCAGTTCGCCGACCAAACCATTGACGGCGGTACTTTGGCAAATGTTCCCTGGGGCGTATATCGAGCCAGTGGGAACATGAAGCCGGAGACGATTCGCATGTGGCCGGGTGAGTTATACCCTGTCGCAGACCCGAAAAATGACATCAACTTTCCCCAGATGCCGCAACAGGGTTCGGCCTTCGGCATGAACCTGATGACTATGTTCGGCCAGATGGAGGAAAAGCTCACCAACATCGGCGATCTTCAACTGGGCCGAGTTCCACAAGGGAAGTCTTCAGCACTTCGCACGGTTCGCGGCATGAATGCAGTCATGGGTGCCGGAGAGGCAAGACCAGAGCGAATTCTTCGCCGGTTCTTCATGTGTCTGAGTGAGGTTTTTTCACAGATGCACGAATTGAACCAAGCTTTCCTTCCAAGAGAAAAGCAATACCGGGTGAGTGGCGTAAAGAAGCCAAATGAAGACCCGTATCGTGTCGTTAATGACCCGAGCGAGCTTCGAGGCAGATTCACGTTCGATTTCACGGCAAACGCCATGAACACAAGCAAAGAGGCCCTGCAAGAATCACTGCAACAGGTCATGACAACTCTCGTCAACCCACTCATGCTCCAACTTGGCATCACCAAGCCAGACGGTGTTTATCAACTGACGCGAGACTACATCAAGGCGCTTGGTCAGGACGCAGATAAGTACGCAACCCCACCAGACCCTGATTCAAACCTGCCAAAGATGTTCGCAGAAGAGGTTTTGACGATCATCATGGCAAACAACGAGCCAGTGTGTCGCCCGGCCGAACAGTCGACTCAGGAGCACTTGCAGAAGATTCTGGAACATCAAGAAGATGTGCTTTCTCACTTTACGCCAGATCAGATGGACGTACTGCATAAGTATATCGGCCAGCTTCAGCAGAGGATGAAGATGGAGGCTCAGCAGCAAATGATGGAGATGGCCGCTCAGCAATTCCAGGGCGCTGGAGGTCAGGGGGTTCCTGGGCCACAAGGTGGGCCCCCCGATATGAGCCCAACGCCATCCCAGCCAAATAAGATCAATGATATGTCCTTGCCGGGCGCCGGGGGCGGAGCAAATAACCAGCCGCTGCAATGAGAAGCCTTGATGAGTACAGAAAGCTAAAGCCCTCTTTGCAGAGGGTTCCGAAGCACGACCCGCGCCCAATTGCTCAGGAGTTGGTTCGCCTATCCGCAGTGACAAATGATCCGAGCTGGGACTACTACAATAGGTATATCGAAGCCGCAATATCTCAGAGCGTATCCGACAGAGAACATCTCGTCTTGAAGATGAGAAATCCAATGCTTGTAAGCACGGATGAAATCCTTTCTCTGAAAGCGCAAATCACATCTGTAGATTCGAGAATCTCTACTCTCGAAGAGGTGCTCATGCTTCCGAAGATACTCAAAGAAAATGGCGAGCAGGCCAAAAAGATCATTTCAGACATCGACAGCGCAGTATGAGTTTTAAGGCATACAAAATGTCGTTGACATAATAGATTTTCGTTAGCGATACTCCGCGTATCGGTCGTATTTGCCCTGCCGACGGGGGCTCAGCAACGCGGAGCGGCGCGCTTGAACGAAGAATCTGATACTGAAGTAGTCGATCAAACAGTGGTCGATGAAGCGGAAGTAGTATCCCCGGGTGAATCGCAGACAGTTGAGACAGTACCTAAGCACAGGTTTCTCGCTGCCATCGAAAGCGCTAATCAGAAGTATGAAAATCTGAAGCGTGAGTTTGATGATTTGAAGTCAGCAACGGCAAAACCGGCCCCACAAAAGGAGCCAACCCGCGCTGAATTGCTTGCTGCCGTCAAAGAAGGCTTGATTTCCCAAGAGCAAGCTGACGCGGTATGGGAACAGCAGATCATCAAAAAGGCCACCGAGAATTCCGTGGCTGGCGCGAAGCAGGCAACTACCGCGGATCAGCTTGCATCCAAGGTCAACGAGCAACTTGCAGGATATCGCGAGTTCGTTCCTGAAGCCTGGATTGATGGGTCAGATCAGCGGCGTAAGGTGGAGTCAGAGTACCGATATCTCGTGTCTCTCGGTCATCCATCAAGCACTGCTACAGAAGCTGCCGCAATGCGACTTGCCTTTGGCGACCTATCTGCCATCAAGCTTGCCAAATCAGCAAAACCTGGTGCTAAAGAATCGCACAAGGACGTTGGTGGTGGAAAGCCATCTGGCAAGGATGACTCCGGTTCTGATGTGGTTAAGGGCCTTGATGCACGGAAGCGCGAATACTACGCTGACGGCATCAAAAAGGGCCGCTACAAGGATTGGAATGCTGTTCGCGAAGAGCTGAGCTTCGTTAGGAAGTAATGGACATCCTGATTCGTCAAGATTTCACAAAAGACGAAATCAAGCGGGCAGAAATCGCTCGCCTAGAGTTCAGGAAAAACCGCTTCACTTCTGGCGTATCTCATCTTGACGACCTTGTGACATTGGGCAAGGCTGTACTCCTCTGCGATTCACACGCCCGTAAATTCAACGCCAAGACTTCTAAATATGAGAAGCACCCGGCCGAGAATTTGCGACGAGTTATTGGCAATTGTGATCTGTGCAATATGCCTGGGCTTCATACCTTGTTTGTCAATTCATCAGATGCTGTAGAGCACCGAAGGAATTGGGAGCGAGCAAGAACATCCATGGAATACGGCACGATCATCAGTAATTGATCGCAACAGGAGTGAAAAGTGGAATTTGCATATGATCTGAGTGGCAGCTCGACTGCCTTCGTTAAAAAGTACCAAGTGGCCGCATCCAACACGGTTCTTGGTGTCCCGTATCTGCAAAATGCAGCGTCAGGTGGCACTGGTATCGTTCTTGGTACCACCACTGGCGCCGCGAATGCGCTAGGCGTCAACGTGGACACGGCTGGCACTTACGTCACTGCCCAGCAATCCGATAACTCGGATACTCAGCGCCTGACCTCTGTCATCGTCAACCCGCACGCGGCCTATCGTGCACTGCTTTCTGGCGGCGCCGGTGACGGCACTGCAATGACTCTGTTCACCGCGGTATCCGGCGGCTCTGACGGCCTGACCATTGTCATGGATCAGTCGGTAGCATCCCCTGACCTTGATGAAACCTACCTTTACTGCCTGACTGGCGCAAACGCGGGTCTGCGCCGTAAGGTGACGAGCACATCGACGACCACGGCGACATTTATCGTCGCTTGGAGATTCGACGTTGCAGCCGGAGACACCTTCATGGGTCTTGGCGCAACCCCCACTCAAACTGAGGCTCTGACCTTGAACACGAGTTTGACGCAAGTGAATGGCTCGCTGGCCCCCACTGGCGCTGCTTACAACGTGGTTGAGGCAATCGCCAATGATCGCTCAAGCAGCTACTTGGTGATTTCGTTCGGCGACCACTGCTTCTCAGGACGCCCGACCTAATCAGTAGCAACTCAGAATTGACAAGGAAAGAACATGACGACTCCGATGAATAGCGCAAGTTTCGGCGACCTTCTTGACCCCCGGTTCCAGAAGATTTTCAGCAACAACCTGAAAGAGCCGAATGACATGATCCCGCTGCTTTACGCAGATGCCGGGTCAAATGGCCGAAACAACATGACATGGAGTGGTGTCGGTCAACTCCCCGATTGGGATGAGTTCACCGGCAATATCGCGTACAGCTCGCTCTCTCAGGGCTACGACGTGACCATGACTCCCGTGGAGTTCGCCAAGGGCATCCAGGTTGAGCGCAAGCTGTTCGACGACGATCAGTTCCACATCATGGATCAGAAGCCGAAGTCGCTTGCTATGGCGGCTCGTCGTCTTCGTCAAAAGCACGCGGCCCGCATCTTCAACAACGCCTTCAGTATTGACAGCTACTTCTACAACCACACCGAGGGTGTAGCGCTATGCTCTGATTCGCACACAACCACCTCCGGGGCTTCCACTGCCACTGGTTTTGATAACAAGAACACCTCGGCATTGACCGCTGTTGCTGTTGCTGCGAATCGAATCCAGATGGTCGGCTTCCGAGGTGATGTTGCCGAAAAGCTCGACTATCAACCGGACGAGATTTGGATTCCGCCGAGCCTCTACGAGCAGGCCGCAGAGATTGTTGGTTCGATGGGCAAGCTAGACACAGCGAATAACAACATCAACGTTCACAACGGCGTCTACACCATTTATGAGTGGACGCACATGACTGATTCGAATGATTGGTTCATGTGCAATGGCGATGCCCGTAAGCAGATGCTTTTCTGGTCTGACCGCACGCCAATCGAGTTCGCAATGGTGGAAGACTTCGATACCCTCGTAGCCAAGTGGCGTGGTTATGGTCGCTGGGGTATGGTGTACGTTGACTGGCGCTGGATCATCGGCAATCAAGTGAGCTGACATGGCAGGGAAGATGAATCTCGGGCCTTCATTGAATCTATCCCTGCCCAAACTTGGGAAGATTCCAAAGACACCTAGCCCGCCAAGCCTGCCATCAATGGGCAAGGGGCTGGGGAAGAGAAAACGACTTCCCACAATCAAGACAGCCTACAACTACTGACATGAAAATCACTGCGACTTTCAGTGTCCACCCAAAAGGCAAGAAAACGCTTCTGGACATTTTGAATCAGGTGCCATCGCAGATTCACCTGAATTGCCATCCGCTTATCGAGGAACACGAAGATGAACAAGTTCAACGCGCAGGGCAAGATGAAGCAGGGGCTGGAGTCGATGCCGAAAATCAATCGGCCATCAACAACGACGCCAGAATCGGCAACCCTGACGATGAAGACGGCAAATTGGCCTGGTCTACCGGGGAAAAGCCAGTCAAAAGATCGGTCAAACGGAATCGCTGAAGAGCAATGCTACGTGAAGGCAATGGGCCTTCGTGGCGGCGCTGACAACGACACTGGCGAATCCAAGGATTCTTGAGCCTAGTCCCGACTTGAGGCCACGCAAGCGGACGGGTATGGGCAAATCGTGGCAAAGGAAAAATCATGGGTTATCTGACTAAGTACGGCACCGTTTGGGGCCAAATTCCCCGCACTTGCGGTGCCGTGTATTTCG